CATGCAGACGGAACCGAAATGACCATTTCCCGTGTCTGCTGGGACACCGGGGGGATCGATGGCGAAATCGTTTATCAGCGGTCAAAAAAACACGGTGTTTTCCGGGTGCTGCCGGTAAAAGGCGCATCTGTCTATGGCAAGCCGGTGATCACCATGCCAAAAACCCGCAATCAGCGGGGCGTGTATCTGTGTGAAGTGGGGACGGACACCGCAAAAGAAATTCTCTATGCCCGTATGAAAGCCGATCCCACGCCTGCGGATGAAGCCACGTCGTATGCCATCCGTTTTCCTGATGATCCGGAGATTTTTTCGCAGACAGAGGCGCAGCAACTGGTGGCGGAGGAGCTGGTGGAGAAGTGGGAAAAAGGAAAGATGCGTCTGTTGTGGGATAACAAAAAGCGGCGTAACGAAGCGCTGGACTGCCTGGTGTATGCCTACGCGGCATTACGTGTGTCTGTGCAACGCTGGCAGCTTGATCTGGCTGTACTGGCAAAATCCCGGGAAGAAGAGACGACCCGGCCAACCCTGAAAGAACTGGCAGCGAAGCTGTCCGGAGGAGTGAATGGTTACAGTCGCTGAACTGCAGGCGCTGCGTCAGGCGCGCCTTGATTTATTAACCGGTAAACGGGTGGTGTCTGTCCAGAAAGATGGTCGCAGAATTGAATATACGGCGGCTTCTCTGGATGAGCTTAACCGTGCGATCAATGATGCGGAGTCGGTACTGGGGACAACCCGCCGTCGCCGTCGTCCGCTGGGAGTGAGGTTATGAAACGAACGCCTGTCCTGATTGATGTGAACGGCGTTCCGCTTCGGGAGAGTCTCAGCTACCACGGGGGCGGTGCAGGATTTGGCGGGCAAATGGCGGAGTGGTTGCCACCCTCGCAGAGTGCCGATGCGGCCCTGCTGCCCGCGTTGCGTCTGGGGAATGCCCGTGCAGATGATCTGGTACGCAATAACGGGATAGCGGCTAATGCGGTGGCCCTGCATAAGGATCATATTGTCGGGCATATGTTTCTTATCAGCTACCGTCCGAACTGGCGCTGGCTGGGGATGCGGGAGACTGCGGCAAAAAGTTTTGTCGATGAGGTGGAGGCGGCCTGGTCGGAATACGCAGAAGGGATGTTTGGCGAGATCGACGTGGAAGGGAAACGCACGTTCACGGAATTTATCCGTGAACGTGTGGGCGTTCATGCCTTTAACGGCGAAATCTTTGTGCAGCCGGTCTGGGATACGGAAACCACGCAGTTATTCCGCACGCGTTTTAAAGCCGTGAGTCCGAAACGGGTGGACACGCCAGGACACGGTATCGGGAATCGTTTTCTGCGGGCCGGGGTGGAGGTCGATCGATATGGCCGTGCCGTTGCGTACCATATCTGTGAGGATGATTTTCCTCGCTCCGGGAGTGGACGATGGGAACGGATCCCGCGTGAACTTCCCACCGGGCGTCCGGCCATGCTGCATATTTTCGAGCCGGTGGAGGACGGGCAGACCCGTGGGGCCAATCAGTTTTACAGCGTTATGGAACGGCTGAAGATGCTGGATTCCCTGCAGGCAACACAGCTTCAGTCGGCCATTGTTAAAGCCATGTATGCAGCGACGATTGAAAGTGAACTTGATACCGAAAAGGCCTTTGAATATATCGCGGGGGCACCGCAGGGTCAGCAGGATAATCCGCTTATTAATATTCTGGAGAAGTTCTCCAGCTGGTATGACACGAATCATGTGACGCTGGGCGGTGTCAAAATTCCGCACCTTTTCCCCGGGGATGATCTGAAACTGCAGACCGCGCAGGATTCAGACAATGGATTTTCGGCGCTTGAACAGGCGCTGCTGCGGTATATCGCCGCCGGTCTTGGCGTTTCCTACGAACAGTTGTCCCGTGATTACTCGAAGGTCAGTTATTCAAGTGCCCGCGCCTCCGCCAATGAGTCGTGGCGCTATTTTATGGGACGACGAAAATTTATTGCAGCCCGGCTGGCCACGCAGATGTTTTCCTGCTGGCTGGAAGAGGCACTTCTTCGGGGGATTATCCGTCCGCCACGGGCACGTTTTGATTTTTATCAGGCGCGATCAGCCTGGTCGCGGGCAGAGTGGATTGGTGCCGGAAGAATGGCCATTGACGGGCTCAAGGAGGTCCAGGAATCGGTGATGCGTATTGATTCCGGACTGAGCACCTATGAGAAAGAGCTGGCGCTGATGGGTGAGGATTATCAGGACATTTTCCGCCAGCAAGTCAGGGAATCCGCAGAGCGGGAAAAGGCCGGACTCTCACGTCCGGTGTGGATAGCGCAGGCGTATCAGCAGCAGATAGCGGAGAGCCGCAGGCCGGAAGAGGAGACAACACCACGTGAGACGTAATCTTTCACACATTATTGCCGCAGCGTTCAATGAACCGCTGCTTCTGGAGCCCGCCTATGCGCGGGTTTTCTTTTGCGCGCTGGGGCGCGAGATGGGGGCAGCAAGTCTTTCGGTTCCACAACAGCAGGTGCAGCTTGATGCTCCCGGAATGCTGGCTGAAACGGACGAGTACATGGCCGGAGGTAAACGACCGGCCCGTGTTTACCGGGTGGTGAACGGTATTGCTGTACTGCCGGTGACCGGCACGCTGGTGCACCGGCTGGGTGGCATGCGGCCATTTTCCGGAATGACAGGCTATGACGGCATTGTCGCCTGTCTTCAGCAGGCAATGGCGGATAGCCAGGTGCGGGGCGTATTGCTGGACATTGACAGTCCGGGCGGGCAGGCCGCAGGCGCGTTTGACTGCGCTGACATGATTTACCGCCTCCGGCAGCAGAAGCCGGTCTGGGCACTGTGTAATGACACGGCCTGTTCTGCAGCCATGCTGCTGGCGTCGGCCTGCTCCCGACGGCTGGTTACCCAGACATCCCGTATCGGCTCCATTGGCGTGATGATGAGCCATGTCAGCTATGCCGGTCATCTGGCGCAGGCCGGAGTGGATATCACGCTGATTTATGCCGGGGCGCATAAGGTGGATGGCAATCAGTTTGAAGCGTTACCGTCAGAGGTGCGTCAGGACATGCAGCAGCGCATTGATGCGGCGCACCGGATGTTTGCCGAAAAAGTGGCGATGTATACCGGGCTGTCTGTGGATGCGGTCACGGGGACAGAGGCTGCCGTTTTTGAAGGTCAGTCCGGTATTGAGGCCGGACTGGCGGATGAATTAATCAATGCGTCGGATGCCATCAGTGTGATGGCTGCGGCGCTGAACACACATGATACAGGAGGCACTATGCCGCAATTAACTGCAACGGAAGCTGCCGCGCAGGAGAACCAGCGTGTGATGGGGATCCTGACGTGTCAGGAAGCGAAAGGACGTGAACAGCTTGCCACGATGCTGGCAGGACAACAGGGCATGAGCGTTGAACAGGCCCGGGCGATTCTGGCCGCGGCAGCATCACAGCAGCCGGTGGCATCCGCGCAGAGTGAAGCCGATCGCATTATGGCGTGTGAAGAAGCGAAAGGTCGTGAACAACTGGCGGCAACGCTGGCGGCGATGCCGGAGATGACGGTGGAAAAAGCCCGCCCTGTCCTGGCGGCTGCACCACGGGCGGATGCCGGGCCCTCACTCCGTGATCAGATTATGGATCTGGATGAGGCAAAAGGGGCTGAGGCGCAGGCTGAAAAACTGGCGGCCTGCCCGGGAATGACCGTGGAGAACGCCCGGGCTGTGCTGGCTGCGGGATCAGGTAAGGCAGAACCGGTTTCTGCATCCACAACCGCCCTGTTTGAACATTTCATGGCGAACTATTCACCGGCAGCGGTGCAGGGTGGCGTGCCACAGACGTCAGCAGACGGTGATGCGGACGTGAAAATGCTCATGGCCATGCCATGAAGTCAGTGCTGACATCAATATGAGGTTTTAACAAAATGGTGACGAAAACCATCACTGAACAGCGTGCGGAAGTACGTATTTTTGCCGGTAATGATCCGGCTCATACCGCCACAGGCAGCAGCGGGATTTCTCAGGCAACACCGGCACTGACGCCCCTGATGCTGGATGAAGCCACCGGGAAACTGGTGGTCTGGGACGGACAGAAAGCCGGTAGTGCGGTTGGCATACTGGTACTGCCGCTTGAAGGCACAGAGACGGTGCTGACCTATTACAAGTCGGGGACCTTTGCGACGGAGGCAATCCGCTGGCCTGAAAGTGTGGATGAACACAAAAAGGCCAACGCCTTTGCTGGCACAGCCCTGAGTCACGCGGCGCTGCCGTAACACGTTATCAGGCCACCGCGTTGGCCTGACTGATTTCTGAATGAAAGGAACTGATTTATGGGATTGTTTACGACCCGCCAGTTACTCGGTTATACCGAACAAAAAGTGAAATTTCGTGCGCTGTTTCTGGAACTGTTTTTCCGCCGTACGGTGAATTTCCACACCGAAGAGGTGATGCTGGACAAAATTACCGGAAAAACGCCGGTGGCAGCCTATGTCTCCCCGGTTGTTGAAGGAAAAGTGCTGCGTCATCGTGGTGGTGAAACCCGCGTGTTACGTCCGGGCTACGTCAAGCCGAAACACGAATTTAATTACCAGCAGGCGGTGGAGCGCCTTCCAAGTGAAGATCCGGCGCAGCTGAACGACCCGGCCTACCGTCGTCTGCGTATCATCACCGATAACCTCAAACAGGAAGAGCACGCCATTGTCCAGGTGGAAGAAATGCAGGCGGTGAATGCCGTGCTGTATGGCAAATACACCATGGAAGGAGACCAGTTCGAGAAAATTGAGGTTGATTTTGGCAGATCGACGAAGAATAACATCATACAGGGTAGCGGTAAGGAGTGGTCAAAACAGGACCGTGACACGTTCGACCCGACATATGATATCGACCTTTTCTGTGATCAGGCCAGCGGTCTTGTGAATATTGCCATCATGGACGGTACCGTCTGGCGTCTGCTGAATGGCTTTAAGCTGTTCCGCGAAAAACTGGATACCCGTCGCGGCTCAAATTCACAACTCGAAACGGCAGTGAAAGACCTGGGGTCGGTGGTGTCTTTCAAGGGGTATTACGGTGATCTGGCCATTGTGGTGGCGAAAACATCTTATGTGGCAGAGGGCGGTACCGAAAAACGTTATTTGCCGGAGGGCACGCTGGTCCTGGGAAATACGGCTGCTGAGGGCATCCGTTGCTATGGTGCCATTCAGGATGCGCAGGCGTTGTCCGAAGGTGTGGTGGCCTCTTCCCGTTATCCGAAACACTGGATGACCGTGGGCGATCCGGCCCGTGAATTCACCATGACGCAGTCCGCTCCGCTGATGGTGCTGCCGGATCCGGATGAGTTTGTGGTGGTACAGGTGAAATAATCCGTGAGCGGGGGCGAAATGCCCCCGTGTCTTTTTTCACAGGGGGCTGGATATGGCAACAAAAGAAGAAAATCAGAAACGTCTTCGTGAACTGGCTGGCCTGCTGGGGCGCGAGGCGGATATGTCGGGGAGTGCAGCGGATATCGCACAGCGTGTGGCAGAGTGGGAAGAGGAGGTTTGCGCATCGGAAAATGAAATCGCAGGTGTTGATGATGTCGTTCATGAGCAGGCATACAGGAACACCGATGAGGATGCCTTAGGTATTCTGGAACGTATCAGACTTCTGAAGTGTTTTTACCTGTGTGGGGTTGACGATGAAACAGGGGAGCCCGTTGAGTATGTTGATGCTGGCAGAGTAATTCTGATGCCTCCCTCAGTGGCAAAAGACATGGTCAAGAGCGGAATGGCCGTTTATGCGTGATTTTCAGAATGCCTTTGATGCTGCCCTCGCCGGGGTGGACAGTACGATAGTTGAAGTGATGGGGATCCGTGCGCAGTTCACCTCCGGTGCACAGCGTGGCGGCGAAGTTCAGGGGGTTTTTGACGATCCGGAGTCGCTGGGTTTTGCCGGTGGCGGGGTCCGTATTGAAGGAAGCAGCCCGTCATTATTTGTGCGGACGGATACGGTGCGTGCCGTGCGGCGTGGTGACACGCTGACCATTAACGGCGGGATGTTCTGGGTGGATCGTGTTTCTCCGGATGACGGGGGCAGCTGTTATCTCTGGCTCAACCGTGGGCACCCACCCGCTGTTAACCGGCGACGATAAACGCAGAGTGAAATTATGGCGATAAAAGGGCTTGATCAGGCGATTGAAAATCTGAGCCGGGTTCGTAAAAACGCCATTCCGGCGGCTTCAGCAATGGCCATTAACCGCGTGGCCACAACGGCGATTAATCAGTCTTCATCACAGGTTGCCCGGGAGACAAAGGTTCGCCGGAAACTGGTTAAGGAACGGTCCAGACTGAAACGGGCGACGGTCAGAAATCCGAATGCCAGAATTATCGTTAACCGCGGTGATCTCCCTGTGATTAAGCTGGGGATCAGGATGCTGGGGCGTCGCCCGAACAGCATACTTAAAGCCGGTCAGCATCGTTATCAGCGGGCATTTATCCAGCGATTAAATAATGGGCGCTGGCATGTTATGCAACGTCTTCCCCAGGCCAGATATGAGGAGGGCAATGACGACAAGGGAAGGAAAAAGCGTAATCGCCTTCCCATTCAGGTGGTGAAAATCCCGATGGCGGCCCCACTGAAACAGGCATTTGATGAGAATGTTGACCGTATCCGGCGTGAACGCCTGCCTAAAGAACTGGCATACGCGCTGAAACAACAACTGAGGATTGCGATAAAACGATGAAACATACTGATATTCGTGCCGCAGTGCTGGATGCACTCGAGCAGCATGAACACGGGGCGACGCTGTTTGATGGTCGCCCCGTTGTTTTTGACGAAGAGGATTTTCCCGCGATCGCGGTTTATCTGACGGATGCAGAGTATACCGGTGAAGAGCTGGATGCAGATACCTGGCGGGCCACACTGCATATTGAGGTGTTTTTACCGGCACAGGTACCGGATTCAGAGCTTGATCTGTGGATGGAAAGCCGGATTTACCCGGCGATAACTGCGATCCCGGCACTGGCGGGCATGATTACCACGATGGTTACGCAGGGCTATGAGTATCGTCGTGATGACGATATGGCATTGTGGAGTTCTGCAGATCTGACTTATTCCATTACATACGAGATGTGAGGACGATATGGCAACACCAAATCCCCTGGAGCCGGTAAAAGGTGCCGGTACCACACTGTGGGTTTACACCGGCAAGGGTGATGCTTATGCAAACCCGTTGTCAGACGATGAGTGGACGCGCCTGGCAAAAATAAAAGATCTGACCCCCGGCGAGATGACGGCAGAATCCTACGATGATAACTATCTGGATGATGAGGATGCTGACTGGGTATCCACCGGGCAGGGGCAGAAATCTGCCGGTGACACCAGTTTTACGCTGGCCTGGAAGCCGGGCGAGAAAGGGCAGCGCGATTTGATTGCCTGGTTTGACAGCAGTGAGAGCCGGGCCTACAAAATCCGTTTCCCGAATGGCACGGTGGATGTGTTTCGTGGCTGGGTGAGCGCCATTGGTAAAGCGGTGACCGCCAAAGAGGTGATCACCCGTACGGTAAAAATCACCAATATCGGTCGTCCGTCGCTGGCGGAAGATCAGGGGGACATCACACCGGTCACCGGTATTACCGTGACGCCACCAACGGGCAATGTGGCAAAAGGTCAGAATATCACCCTGACCGTGGCTGTTCAGCCGGAAGGGGCGACGGATAAAACCTTCCGCGCCACGTCGGCGAATCAGAATTTTGCGACCATTACCGTGAAAGGGAACACGATCACGGTGAAAGGTGTTGCGGCCGGTAAAGCGCAGATCCCTGTTGTCACTGGCAATGGTGAGTTTGCGGCGGTGGCGGAGATCACCGTCACGGATGGCGCTGCAGGCTGAGAGGGGAGATAAAGCATGTTTCTGAAAACAGAACAATTTGAATATAACGGTGTGTCTGTCACGCTTTCTGAGCTGTCTGCGCTGCAGCGTATTGAGCATCTTGCCCTCCTGAAACGGCGGGCAGAAGAGGCTGAAGCCAGCGGCAACCTGCAGGTGAGCGTGGAAGACCTTGTCAGAACCGGGGCGTTTCTGGTGGCGATGTCCCTGTGGCATAACCATCCACAGAAAACGCAGTCACCGTCAATGAATGAGGCCGTGATGAAGATAGAGCAGGAAGTGCTCACCACCTGGCCTGCCGATGCCATTGCCCGGGCGGAAGACGTTGTGTTGTGCCTGTCCGGGATGATCGAAGCTGTTCGTCCGGATACTGATATTACTGAAGTGGCGAAAAATAACACGCTGACTGATGATGATTTTTCTGCGGGAAAGTCTTCGACGGCGAGCTGAACTTTGCCCTCAGACTGGCGCGTGAGATGGGGAGACCCGACTGGCGCGCCATGCTTGCCGGGATGACATCCACCGAATATGCCGACTGGCGACGTTTTTACCGCACGCATTATTTTCACGATACCCAGCTGGATATGCATTTTTCCGGGCTGACGTACGCCGTACTCAGCCTGTTTTTTTGCGATCCGGATATGCATCCCTCGGATTTCAGTCTGCTTGTCCCCCGGCGTGAGGAAGCGCAGACGGAGAGGCCGGATGAGGAAGACATGCTGATGCAGAAAGCGGCAGGACTTGCCGGAGGCGTCCGGTTCGGTGGGGAGGGAGGGGGCGATATTTCACCTTCTGCGGATGTGGTGGATGTCAGCGAGGATGATGTTGCATTAATGATGGCTTCAGCGGGGATTTCCGGAGGTGTGAGATATGTCCCAGCCGGTTGGTGATCTTGTTATTGACCTGAGTCTGGATGCGGTCCGTTTCGATGAGCAGATGACCCGCGTAAGGCGTCATTTTTCAGGACTGGAGACTGACGCCAGAAAAACCGCCAGTGCTGTTGAGCAGGGGCTGAGCCGTCAGGCGCTGGCTGCACAAAAAGCCGGGATGTCCGTCGGGCAGTATAAAGCGGCCATGCGAACCCTGCCTGCACAGTTTACGGATATCGCCACGCAGCTTGCCGGTGGTCAGAATCCCTGGCTCATCCTGCTGCAACAGGGCGGTCAGGTGAAGGACTCATTCGGCGGGATGATCCCCATGTTCCGGGGGCTTGCCGGTGCGATCAGCCTGCCGATGGTCGGGGTCACCTCGCTGGCGGTGGCGACCGGTGCGCTGGTGTACGCCTGGTACCAGGGGGATTCCACGCTTTCAGCGTTTAATAAAACCCTGGTTCTTTCCGGTAATCAGTCAGGACTGACGGCAGAGCGCATGCTGACGCTCTCCAGAGCCGGGCAGGCGGCAGGGCTGACGTTTAACCAGGCGGGAGAGTCACTGGCAGCCCTGGTCAGTGCCGGTGTGCGTGGTGGTGAACAGTTTGATGCCATTAACCAGAGTGTGGCGCGTTTTGCGTCTGCCTCCGGTGTGGAGGTGGACAAGGTTGCAGAGGCTTTCGGAAAACTGACCACCGACCCGACGTCGGGACTGATGGCGATGGCACGCCAGTTCCGCAACGTGACGGCGGAGCAGATTGCGTATGTTGCACAGTTGCAGCGTTCCGGAGACGAGGCCGGTGCCTTACAGGCGGCGAACGATGCTGCCACGAAAGGCTTTGATGAGCAGACCCGCCGCCTGAAAGAGAACATGGGGACGCTGGAAACCTGGGCGGATAAAACAGGGAAGGCGTTCAAATCGATGTGGGATGCCATTCTGGATATCGGTCGTCCGGAATCTTCTGCGGACATGCTCGCCAGTGCGCAGAAGGCATTTGATGAGGCGGATAAAAAATGGCAGTGGTACCAGAGCCGGAGCCAGCGCCGCGGTAAAACCTCCTCTTTCCGGGCCAACCTTCAGGGTGCATGGGATGACCGGGAAAATGCCCGTCTGGGGCTGGCGGCGGCAACGCTGCAGTCGGATATGGAAAAAGCCGGTGAACTGGCGGCAAGGGACAGGGCTGAGCGTGAGGCGTCACAGCTGAAGTATACCGGAGAGGCGCAGAAAGCGTATGAACGCCTGCTGTCGCCGCTGGAGAAATATACCGCCCGTCAGGAAGAACTGAACAGGGCCCTGAGAGACGGGAAAATCCTGCAGGCGGATTACAACACGCTGATGGCGTCGGCGAAAAAGGATTATGAATCGACGCTGAAAAAACCGAAGTCGTCAGGTGCGAAGGTGTCTGCCGGTGAGCGCCAGGAAGACCGGGCACATGCTGCCCTGCTGGCGCTTGAAACCGAGCTCCGGACGCTGGAGAAGCACAGCGGTGCGAATGAGAAAATCAGCCAGCAGCGCCGTGATTTATGGAAGGCGGAAAGCCAGTATGCCGTGTTACATGAAAAGCTGCTTGCGGATGCACAGGCCGGACAGAAAAAATCACTTACATTGCAGGAAAAATCCCTGCTGGCTCATGAGAAAGAAACGCTGGAGTACAAACGCCAGCTGGCTGAGCTGGGTGACAAGGTGGAGCACCAGAAACGCCTGAATGAGCTGGCACAGCTGGCAGCACGGTTTGAAGAGCAACAGAGCGCGAAGCAGGCCGCCATCAGCGCAAAAGCCCGCGGTCTCACTGACCGTCAGGCGCAGCGGGAGTCTGAAGCGCAGCGTCTTCGTGACGTGTATGGTGATAATCCGCAGGCGCTGGCACAGGTCACCGGGGCACTGAAACAGACATGGGCGGATGAAGACATGCTGCGCGGTGACTGGCTGGCCGGGCTGAAGTCCGGCTGGGGTGAGTGGACGGAAAGTGCGACGGACAGTTTTTCGCAGGTTAAAAGTGCTGCCACGCAGACCTTTGACGGTATTGCACAGAATATGGCGGCGATGCTGACCGGCAGCGAACAGAACTGGCGGGGATTCACCCGTTCGGTGCTGTCCATGATGACAGAAATCCTGCTTAAACAGGCCATGGTGGGCATTGTCGGGCGTATCGGCAGCGCCATTGGCGGGGTTGTTGGAGGTGGTGTAACGGCTTCCTCGGGGATGGCCATTGAGGCTGCGGCGGCGAACTTTCATTTCGCGACCGGCGGATTTACGGGCTCGGGCGGCAAATATGAGCCTGCGGGGATAGTTCACCGCGGGGAGTTTGTTTTCACGAAAGAGGCAACCAGCCGGATAGGTGTGGGGAATCTTTACCGCCTGATGCGCGGCTATGCGGAAGGTGGTTATGTGGGTGGTGCCGGAAGTCCGGCGCAGATGCGGCGGGCGGAAGGTATTAATTTTAATCAGAACAATCACGTGGTGATTCAGAACGACGGTATAAACGGACAGGCGGGGCCGCAGCTGATGAAGGCGGTGTATGACATGGCCCGTAAGGGGGCGCAGGATGAACTCCGGCTGCAGTTGCGTGATGGCGGTATGTTATCAGGGAGCGGGCGATGAAAACCTTTCGCTGGAAAGTGAAGCCGGATATGGAGGTGAACTCGCAGCTGTCGGTGCGTGAAGTGCGTTTTGGTGACGGGTACTCACAGCGTATGGCGGCAGGGCTGAATGCTGACCTGAAAACATACCGGGTGATGCTTTCCGTGAGCCGGGAGGAGGCCCGGCATCTGGAAGCGTTCCTGGCAGAGCACGGGGGCTGGAAGGCATTTTTGTGGAAGCCACCCTATGCATACCGGCAGATAAAGGTGACCTGTGCCGGGTGGTCTGCGCGGGTCGGGATGTTGCGCGTTGAGTTCAGCGCGGAGTTTAAGCAGGTGGTGAACTGATGCAGGATATTCACGAAGCAAGCCTGAACGAGTCGGTTAAGTCAGAGCAGTCACCGCGGGTGGTGCTCTGGGAAATCGACCTGACGGTGCAGGGCGGTGAGCGGTATTTTTTCTGCAATGAGCTGAATGAAAAAGGGGAGCCGGTGACCTGGCAGGGGCGTGAATATCAGGCGTACCCGATTGAGGGGAGTGGCTTTGAGATGAACGGAAAGGGCAGCAGTGCCCGCCCGTCGCTGACAGTGTCCAATCTTTTCGGCCTTGTCACCGGGATGGCGGAGGATTTGCAGAGCCTGGTGGGGGCCACGGTGGTCCGCCGCCGGGTGTATGCGCGTTTTCTGGATGCGGTGAATTTTGTGGCGGGGAATCCGGAGGCCGACCCGGAGCAGGAG